AGAAAGTGTTAAGTTTGAGTTTTGGGAGGATATTCGTTCACGAATAACTCCTGAGCAACTTGATTCTATCCATGTTCTTGATGATTTCACAGCTCTGAACGGGGCTTGTGGTGTTAAGTTCATTGATAAAATGAATACAAAAGCATCAGCAGGCAACCCGTGGAAAAAGAGCAAGGAATATTTTCTTGAGCCTTTGGAGGAACAGCGTGGCTATCAGAACCCACTTGCTGTGAATGAAGAAATTCAGTCTCGCATGGATGATATGCTTCGGCGATATCTCGAAGGTGATAGGGTTTATCCCAACTTTTGTGCTCATCTCAAGGATGAACCAGTTTCCCTTAAGAAGGCCACCATGGGTAAAACCCGTGTTTTTGCTGGGGCTCCTCTTGATTGGTCTTTACTTGTGAGGAAATACTTTCTTTCACATGTTAAATTGATACAGGAGAATCGTTTCATTTTTGAAGCTGGATGCGGGACTGTTGTTCAGTCGTACCAGTGGACTGACATGCATGATTATTTGGTCAAACATGGCTCAGACAGAATTGTTGCTGGCGACTATAAATCTTTTGACAAAAAGATGAGTCCTCTCTTCATTCGAGCTGCGTTTGATATTCTTATTGATCTTGCACAAGAATCTGAATGTATATCACCCAGTGATCTATTGGTCATGCGAGGAATAGCGATTGATATTGCTTACCCTCTAATTGATTTCAATGGTGATTTGGTGGAATTTTTTGGTTCTAATCCCTCCGGGCATCCTCTCACTGTTATTATTAACAGTCTCGTGAATTCTTTGTACATGAGATATGTTTATCGCATGTTGAATCCACAGGGGTGGGATTTACCCTCATTACATTCCAGCACGCGTTTCAAAGAATCGGTTTCTTTGATGACGTATGGCGATGATAATATCATGTCTGTAAGTGAGGAATGCTCATGGTTTAACCATGTGGCAATTTCTGGTGCTTTCAATGACATGGGTATTGTTTATACTATGCCGGATAAGGAATCTGATTCTGTCCCTTATGTTTCCATCTACTCTTCTTCTTTTCTTAAAAGATCTTGGGTTTGG